CATACCAATCCATTCCACTCCCAAACCCATTCCATATCCAGACAGTGTAGCATAACTGTCATGGCACCAACAACAATACAAGTATCCGACCTACACAATGAGTCAACCCGACCACTCCAATTGGAGCCGGCTATCAAAGCTAGAATTTTGCCTAGAGCGCAACGTAAGACACGCAAATTGAGAGCACTCGGTGCTCTCTTTGACAAGCACATACCTGTCGTCCCAGATAGGTCATATCGCAACTTTTTTGCTGCGGTATCCAAACGCGTGAATTACCATGACAAGAGAACGTTCAAAGCAGAAGATATAAAACTCTTTAAGAGGGCTATTGATAGTTTACCCAATAAGAACCCCACGGTTATCCGTTGGAGTGCCAATTTATTTGATAACTGGGTTAGCAAGTTCGCACCAGAGAAGCAAGAGAGAATGACAAAAGCAGTACATGATTTTTATTGCACCGCAATGAAGATTAGCCATTACTCCGGCAAGGACCTTTTCACCAAGACAGAGGCGTTGTTAGTGAAACATAAACCTGACTGGGCTCCACGCATAATATTTAAGAGCTCAGACATTTACAACGCTTTCGCTGGTCCTGTTGCCGAAGCCGCGATGGCTAGGTTCAATGCATGTTTGGAGTCGTCAAAAGGGCGGCACAAATACAAGTTAGCATATAAAAATCAGCCACATGATTTCTTGCAGTTTCTGGACTCGCACCAGGGTTCGTTTTCGGACCCCCCCAGTTATCACGAAAGTGATTTTTCGGGAAATGACAAGACTCAGACAAAGAGTGTAGTTCTACTCTTTGCATATTTCTTAACTTCTATGGGTGTTGACAGCACATTCACCAGATTAGAAACTCGTGCTCAATTGAAATACGGCGTCCTTAACAAGGAGCATGGTTTCAAGGCAGAGGTCAACTTTGAGTTGGCTACCGGCACGGTTTTTACAACCCTTCGTAATTGCTGGTTGAATTATTGCATCCATAGAAGTTTTCTTTTCAAGCATAAGTTGGAGTCCACTCGCACATTGATTTTGGGCGATGACATGCTTAGCTCATTCCATGGCAAGATTTCTTACCTGGCTAAGAGATACAATTCACATTGTTCTAATGTGTTCATGGTTAGTGAGACTAAAAGGTGTCGATCCGTTCATCAATGCACTTTCCTATCGAAGAGTTTGTTCCGCGATTACCATTCACGAATTTGGTGTGCACCGTTGCTGGGCAAGGCCTTGGCTCGGTTTAATGTTCGCGCCAATCCTAATGACGGCGTCCCCGATGATGCTTACATGTTCATGAAGTCTATGTCTTATGCCTATGAGTTTAGGTATGTTCCCCAGCTCAGAGATTTGTTCTCGAGCCGCGCGCTTGTCCACGCTGACAATGCCAGGGAATATTTCGCCAGACATAAAGAGACTTCGCGTGTGATCACAGAGCTTGAGGCTGAGGTTCTTCCTTGGCAGTACAGGCAGCAGGGACTTAAGTTGAAAGGTTTGGCGGCAACGTTGCTATCCTTTGACGTTCCAGAGGAAGCTTGTTACCAAGTTTTCTGCGAAGAGAGGTACGGAGTGAATTTTTCGGCAATTTTCGAAGTAGCTAGTGACTTCATACTTGTGCCTGGACCTAGGCAAATCGATCACTTTGTGTTGGACTTGCTTGCCGGTGACTTTGTGTGAAGCAAATCCGTTGCTACTCGGTGTTCGCACCGTAATGCAGACAATTACAAAAAAG